GTTTAATATTCTAAATTTACCCTCAAGTGTGGCAGCCTCATTTTCAGCAAAGGTTCCAAAAGTATTCTGAAGGTTCTCATAGATTGCATTAAAATCTTTGCCTTTTAAGATATTAGCATCAACACCTAATCCCAAACGACCCAGCGAAGCTGAATTACCATCATAGGCTTTACCAAGAGCGTCAACGACCGTCCTCAATGGTTTTCCGGTTGCGGCGGTAATATCTAAAGCTAGATTCAAAAGTTTTTGAGCGGCTTCGACGTCATTTGTGGAACGAATCAATCTCGCCAAAGCTGGTCGCAATTGGTCATCAGTAACGCCAGTTGCTAGAGCTGTTTTATCAATAAATTCACTAACTGCTTCAATTTGAGCATTTGTCGCATCAGTGGATGACCGTATTGTTTCTTCCAATTTACGACGAGCGGCTTCGTCTTCAGCTGCTGCTTTAACTAAATCCACAGACATTGCAGCCGCCGCTGCTCCAATTGCCGCAAATGCAATTACAGCTTTTTTGGATAAATCAGCAATTTGGGTACCAAAGCCATCGACCTCTTTAGTTCCCTGATTTAAGGATTTGGTTAAGTTAGATACGTCTCCAAGAATGGAGAGCTTGAGCGTGCGGTCACCTGCCATTAGTCATCCCACTTATTCAAAATCTTGGAAAATGATTCTTCCCATTTTTTAACTATGTCAGGCTGAATTCGGCGAAGGGTTGGGTAGATAAACCATCCGCGTGAACCTCTACCTTGGCGACCAGAATACTGCGGGAATTGCTTGTAACGATTAGACCCAAATTCGAGACCAGCCCAAAGTTTCCGAGTTGTTCCGCCACCGCTAAACTTTTGATTTGCGAATCCGTAAGACAATTCTCCAACTTTTGAAGTCTTTGAAACTTTGACGCCATCCACGATTCGGCGGACTCCTTCAGAGTTTTTTGTACGTCCGTAACCAGCGCTACGAATTTCACGACTAGCAAAATCTGCAAGAGCGCTACTTGATTCTTTAGCTTGAGCAATTGCCTCATCATCCATAACTTTGAAAGCGCGCATAATGGCTGAAAGCTCTCGCTTGTCATAAGCAATCATCTCAGCCATTGCGCTCCTTCAATATCTCAATTGCGGTCATTAAATCATCCGCTGTTTCCCAGTATTGCATTGGAATACCAGTTGCGAGTGCTACCTCGACTAAGAGTCTTTGGACGCTGCCTCGCTCGTGGCTTTTGGGTCATCTTCGCCCGCCTTAACGTCGGCGATTGTATCCATCCAAATCTCGAAAGACTTAGTTGGTTTCCCAGCATTTTCGCGCTTGTGAGCGTTATATGCCAGAAACATTAAATCCCAAATTCCTATGCTGTTCGAAGCCTGAGCAATTGTTTTGCCTGTCTGCTTCTCCCATTTTGCCCACTCAGGCGGTTGGGCTATGTAGGTAGCTTGCTCGCCTGAGTTATATTCAATTGTTATTGGTAGTTTCATTGCTCCCGATTCCTTTTTTAGCTAAATGTTTCTGTTGGTGTTCCAACTACTGTCATTGTCCAAGTATCGGTTAAAGCTCCCGGAGCAGCTCCACCTGCGCTTGGAAATACTGGCAAGACGTTGAAAGCAAATACAGCACCGGTGGCAGCGGTAAAGCTGACAGCCAAAGTTGTGTTTGGATTTGTTTCAGCGTCAGACCACATTGCTTCGAATAGTGAGCCAGCGACTCCCCAATCTTGTAGCAATTCAATGGTGAATGTCCACTGCTTATCGGTGGACTTATAAGCGCGACCATCAAGAGTTTGGTAAGTCTCAATAATGGTGTCGCAGGATAGAGTTGCGGATGTCGCTTGAGCATCGTAACTTGACGAGTCAAGAGTGAAGGTGACATCGCGCCCAGTGATTACTGTTGTTGGCATTGATTCTCCTTATTAGACGGTTTGCTCGTAGCGAACGCTCAAGCGGATGTCAGAAACTAGAAACGTGCTAGTTCCGACTTGAGTTACCGACGGTGCGGAGACCGTAGATAATTCATAACCTGACGGTAACGCCGCCAGAATACTAATTATTAATTTTTCCAAATTATCCAATGAAGCAGCATTTGATAAGTAAGCCACACCCACGCTAATAACGTAATTTAATTTGGTGCGAGTTGTGTTTCTACCAATAAGCTCAATTTCAAAATAAGGCTCAACTGGAACCAATGCAGCAAACGGTGGCATTGGAGATTCCGGAACAAAATCATAAACATTTGCCGCGACTGATTGAATCGCTGTTTTAATTGGCGTTCTGACATTGTCTTGAATGGTTGATGCTGGCATTACAAAGCCATCGCATCCGTGTCAAGGTAAGCGCCCAATAATCCGCTGACTCTGTTAAACAAACTGCGTCCCATTCTATATGGTGAAACCTGAAAATCTATTCCTTCGATTTGTCCGCCGGCTGCGGTGCGAGACTGAAATATCTCAACACTTGTTGCAAGAATTGCAGACTCGACTGCGGCATTTCCAACATATGTTGCCGCTCCGACGAGCGTCGCAGTTCCGCTTGGTATGATATTAAATTCATCAACGTCTGAAGCGGTAATTGATGCGGTGAATTCGTCGAGTGTTGTGCTTGTGATTGTTCGTGTCCCATTAAATGTCGCTGACACTCCTGCAATTATTACTTGTTGACCTTCGGTAAATTTATGTTCCCCAAGTGTAACGAAAGTTGCGACATTATCTTGTAATTCGGCTTTTTGAATTGGCGCAGCATATTTGACCAACATTGGGAGAATAACCGACTCAGCGGAATCAATTATGTCATTCAAATAAGCGTCGTTATATAAAGAAGACGAGACGCCGAGAATCGCTCTTAGCTCTGAAGCTGTAACTATTGTCGGCATCTCATCTCCTTATCAATTAGGTGTTAGGGACTCGGGAGCAAGTCCCCAACGTTGTGTCTTAGGCTACGTTTAGCTTGCGGAAAGCTGAAGGGTAGCGATTAACGACTGCTGCGTATCCGTAAAGACCAATCTCTACGCGACCGTTAGCAACTAGGTTTGCACGAAGCTCGATTGTTCCGCTCTCGTGGAAACGCATTGCTGCTGATGGATAAACGAGTGCGTGCTTAGCGTTTGCATCGTCTCCGGTGTAGTTAGGGTCAACGACCAAGCTCAAACCAGCTACTGTTCCAGCTGTTGAACCCTGAGTCATTAGACCAGCTGCGTTTTGTGGCAATGCTGCTGCGAATAGTGGACGGTTTGAACCATCTACTGCGCCCAATAGACCAGCAAAATCAATTCCGTCTTCGCCGCCGGTGTTTGCCACCATTAGACGATTTGGAGTAAAGCGCATTACGCCATAAGAATCAGCGATTCCCTTAGCAATAGCCTTGTAGATTGTTGAATCTGATGACTGAGTTGCGTTCTGAGCTGCAATCTGAGCTGCGTATGCATCAGTCTTCTGAGCGTAAGATGCAGCGAGCTCGCGTACCAACAGGTCAAGAAAATCAGGCGCTGAGCGGTCGATGAGTTCGACGTTCACAACATTTGCGCCCGCGAATTTAACGATTGTATCTTCTTGGAAGGTTACAGCTGTATCTTGTGAAGCAAATTCTGAACCCTCTGAAGTTACGCCTACGATTGCCTGTGCGCCTAGCTTCGGTGTAAATACCTTTAGCCCTGATGCTGGCAATGCAGCGCGCTCGATTGAATCGATGAATGGACGTGAAGAATCAATAACTCCGATGATGTCGGTTAGGTAATTTGGTGGAACCATTCCGGTGTTCTCGGTTGTTGTTGCAATCTGAAGCGCTGCAACTAGGTCGCGTGCGTCTGCATCGCCCTGTGCTGCCTTCAATTGCGCCATCGCGTACTGACCAGCTGTTACATTGGTGTTGACGCGTGGAGTTGTGTAATAAGCTGCCTGAACTGGAGCAGCCTTCGCAGCTTCTACCGTTTCATCGGCAGGAGCTTGAACGGTAGTGTCTGACACTTGTTCTCCTTCGTTTGTTTGCTCTGAATCGGTTGACTCAGAAATCTTTTCTTCTTCTTTAGGAGCTTCAACTTCGGAAGCTGCAACTTCGGCAACGCGAGCGCTTGAAATAGCTGGCTCGGTTACTAGGGAAACTTCAATCAAGCGAGCTTTTGCAATTGTCATAACGCCATCGACGTTTGCCCACTCATCCACGCCAACGCCAACACTAAAGCCATCGCGCAAGCCTTCAGCTGCTTCAACTAACGCGTCTTCTCCAGCCATAGTGTTAGCGATTTTGAACGTGGCTTCAATGCCATCAGGAGTAACGGTAGCCTCTGTCATTTTGCCTAGAGGTCTGGTTAGTTCGTGCTCCCAGAGCAGCTTGACATTCTTGCCAAAGTCAATTGAATCTTTTTCGAATACTGTTCGACCGGCTGAAGTGTTACCTTCTTCGCCCCAAGTAACAATTTTGCCGGAGATTGTCCGCTTATTTGTATCGGCAGCGGTGACGGTCATTGGAAAATTAACCTTCATCGGATTAAGTCTTCTTCCTCTTGAATTTGCTCAACGCTCATCGCGCCGATTCGGTTTAGAATTTCATAAACCTGCGCACGCTCTAATGGAGAGCCTCGCAAGAAATCATCCAAATCAATTCGAGTTTGTTGAGTTGATGGGATGAAATCTGGCATCGAGATACGCTGCTCGATTGAAGTAATTATTGGACGAAGTGAAAAATCAACTAACGCACGACGCTCTTGAAGTGTATTTGAGTAAGTCATCGAAGTGACTTCAGCGGACAAGAAGTGTGCTGGAATACCACAAGCGCGGCTGAGCTCCAAAGCAATGTATTGGCGGGCTTCGTTAAGCTGTAAAGTCTTAGGGTCAAATCCAAGAGTGCTCAATTCAACGTCAGCATTTAGGAATGCGGTTGAGCGCTGGGAACGAGCAGTCTTCCACGACTCGAGAAGATTCTTAACTCTCTCGCTTGGCAAATTTGTTCCAGTAGATTTCAAAACCATTGTTGGCAATGGCTCTTTAGCGTAAAGTTCAGCTGCCTTTTCTAATTCCAATGCTGCGCGAATAGTGCGACCGGCTGTGTAAAGCAATCCATCATTCAATCCGTAAAAAACAACTAGTGAACCAATGCCGCGAGTTGGTACTGCTTTGCCATCTACGTTGTAACCAACGACCGCTGTCGAATTAGAATTGTAAATCGGCGAGACGCGTTCGTATGGAATGAACGTGGCTGCACGAACGCGCCCACCGTCGCTTGTGGCGTACATTTCTGTAACTTGCCAGTAAGCGTTCCCATAGAAAAACAAATCTGCCGCTGTAAGTGAGTAGATTAAAGAGGCTGGAACACTTGGGTCGGGTTGATGAATGACTCTTGGCGCTTCGACGTGTGCTCCAGTTGACTTGTCATAAACTTCAAATGGTAGTGAGCCAATTGTTCCGCAAATAATTTGACGAGCTCGCATAACTGCGGGAACCTGCATTGCTTGAGCTTTAGTTGTTGCAGCTCCGTTGATTGATGTCCAATAATCGCCAGCAATAGTGAATGGCTTTAATGCTGCCGCAACATCCACCGTAGAATTAGACTCAGTGGATGGCGCGCTCACGAGTAGATTAGAAAATAACCCCATTTGCCGTAAATTGTAGCACCTAGCACCTATCCAACGTAAATGTCAATCTCTGTCGGTGGACGTGTCGCGTAATGAGTGGCAAGAGCTCCTGCAACTGCTCCAGTAATAATTGCATTTGAAACTTTACGTCCCATTACCCAGCCACCATCACCAAATGGCAACTTGACCGCTGATAAACAATGTTTAGTTAATTCGGCTTGTCCTGAATGACTTAAACGTTGAGCGCTTATGGCTGATAAAAATTCATCGCACGCTTGAGCATAAAGCTGACCATCAATAGGCTCGACTTTAATTCCAGCCGGCACCAATCGAGCAGCGACCGCTGAAGCAGTGCGAGCTGAATAGGCGACTAATTGAGTAGGGAATTTGCGAACCCAATCAGCGATGTCATTTGCCACTTGTTTATCGTCGAGGTTGGAATTAGATGTCCAAGTGTGTAGTAATTGGATTTGGAATTGGTCATCGTCGATTTTTTGAGATGCGACCAACGCCCCTTGCCTACGGTCTGGGGATAAGTCAATTGCCAACCAAGTATCTTTGTCTGGAGCCAAACGCAGACCCTCTTTTCGACATTCTTCCCATTGGGTCGCATTAATAACTGGATTAATCGTGTCAACCCACTGGCATAAGACTTCAGTTCGAACAATATCCTCTGGGTCGTTCAAAATAGCTTTGATATTGTCTGGATGGACTGTGTAGCCTAGAGATGGGTTGGCTTGTGCTACTCCGTGCCAAAATTTAGCTGAACCATCAAATTTAATTTCATTTGGAGCCGACCATTCAAACCAGCCAATATCGTCTCCATTATTAGTGGCTATGGCTGAATATGCCCGCTCGCGTAATTTATTCAAGACCACCGAGTGCTGGTCTCCAGCGTTCGAATAAAGCCAGCTTTGAGGATTAGGTGAGCTCATTTGCGTATAACGCAGCGCCGCCCACACGTCCTCGTCATAATATTCGCGTACCTCATCCAAATGGACGCAGTCTGGGGCTGCAATGCCGCGGCCGGCTGAGTTATTAGCTCTGACTATGTATCTGCGACCGTTTGTAAATTGTAATTCTTGAAATCCTTTGGATTCCAGTTTTTTAACGAATTGAGCGGCTAATTCTGGAACTTGTTGGACAATTGCATCAACTTTATAAAAGATTTCAGC